CGATAAGGTTCAACGTTGATGGCACGTTCATATCTGTGGATCTCAGCAAAGCCACAGATGGGTTCACGCACCCCTTCGTTGAGGCAGCAATTGACGGACTTAACGACGCCGGTCTCATAAGATCTTCTGATCTCGGACTGGCGAAGTCGAGTCTTGGGCTGTGCCCCAAGGCCGTCTGGGTCTGGCCAGAACTGACTGGCCACCCAGAGCGGAGCTGCCTTGGGAGGAGAGGAAGTCCGATGGGCACTCCTCTCTCGTTCGTTGCCCTGTCTTGGCTTTCTGCATGGGCATCCTCTGCGTTCGAGTACTCGCTCACACATGGTGACGATGTACTCGGTGTAGCTCCGTACGAACCGTACGAAGCTATTGCGCAAATGGATGAGTATGCAGACTGTGTCGAAGCTGCGGGCGCTGAGCTTAATCGCAGAAAGACGTACATTTCTGCGAGTTGTTTCACAATTTGCGAAGCGCTCGGAGTCCGACTCAGACCAAAGGCAGGGCGGGCACGCGTTGTAGTCTGCCATCTCCCTCCTGCTCCACCTCCAGGTGCAAAGGTCCCGTGGGTTGCTGAAACCCGCTGCGGGCCTAAATACCTTAGGCGGCAGGAGAGAGTGGTCAGGACCCTCTTCCCGTGGTGTGTCAAGGACGACCGTCTCCACCTTCCAGTGGAGGCCGGCGGCCTTGGCTACACGGGCCGCGGCTTGCGATGCTCCGCTTCCATGCGATGTAGACTTGCGTCTGCAGTCAGCCGAAAGAGCACCGTCCAAGCCGGTGAGGGAGTCCTTACAAAGCGTGCCTTTAGAGAGGAGGGCCTCTACCCGCATCCCTTCACGGCAGCCCCCGCAGATCCCGGAGAGTTCTATCGCCTTCAGAAGCGATTCACTTCTCTTGACTTTTCGGGACCTGGAGGGTTGACCGTACCGCTCAATTCGCTTGTCGCCTTCAGATGCGATGTCATCGAGAGATGTTACGTCGCCTATGGCGGGAAGACGAAGAGGGTGAGGGATGCTGGTAGACCAGCACGGAAGAGATCTAAGACGCTCTTCGGTAAGAGGGGGAAGAAGGTGCCGACCTTGGCTCCACTTAGCGTGAAGCATGGTCTTAGGTCCCTCAGAACCTTTTGCCGACTGCTGCGTGAGCAGCCGGTGAGCGTCTCTCGAGACATGTATGCTCTCATTCCTCGTCGAAACGAGAGTTCCGTGGCCCGTAAGGGGCACGGAAGCGGTCCAGAAGGAGCGGCGCATGCCGCATCCTAGCTGG